GGGGGTCTAATGACCCCCCAAGTTTCACACTAGGAGAAGTGTTCTTATGTTCGTGTCTTAGCAAAGGCTTCCCTCATTTTTGCAATCGTCAAATGTGGAGGGTATTCATTTTTTTTCCATGCTCCAGTTAAGTCTAAAACTTCTGTAAGGGTATCAGCTTTTGCTATCAGCTTATTTACTCTTTTGCCTTTGATTATCGCATATTCACTTGTATCAACTGCAACCCATTTATCTTTTACTTGCATTACTTTAATTGTGTCATTTACTGTTGTCATTTTATTATCCTAGTGTTTTTTGTTTCTCTTTATACTACTAATATAATAACTTTGTTTACCTTTGTCAACACCTTTTATCAATTTATTTCACTTTTTTTTCAATTCTTTTTTTTCAATCATATCTGTAAGATAAAGACATAGATGTGTCAGATCATGTTCAGAAAGTGCGTTTTCAAGATGTTTTGCTAACAAGTCCATTTGATTTACATATCGCAAGTTTCCATTGATTGACCCAAGTGCTAATTCTTCTCTTGCATCAGAACTTTTATTCCAGTTTATGACGTTTTTCATATTTTATCCTTTTTAAAAATGTGGGGGAGGACTTTACCTCCAACTTCTACCCCTAACGTAGAAGAACTTGCCACTTACGGCAATCGAACTATGGCTAGGTCACCATTATTATTCGCACCCACGATGGTCTAGGGTCTATATATTACCCAACCACCATACTCGCAATTATCTGCATCTAAAAGGTCATTAAGAATATTCATGGCATCTTTTGATTCTTGTGAAACTTTTCGCCCTGAATCTTCAGCTTCTTGAACCTTTCGTACTAAAGTCCATATCGCTCCTTTAACAACTTCTGTATCTGGTATATTTTTCATTTTGTTATCCTAGTACGTTTTTTTGTTTATATAACTAATATAACCATTAAAGTTACCATTGTCAACAACTAAATGCACTTTTTTTGAATTTTTTTTGTTTTTTTTGATAAAAAATTTGGTTCTTGTCAGATTTGCTTATATGATGTATAAGATTAGGCATTATGCCAATTCCAAAGCCAAATAGAGGTGAAACAGAAAAAGTTTTTATGGAAAGGTGCATGGACAGTGATACCATGCAAGCTGAGTACCCAAGAAACGACCAAAGGGTCGCTGTATGTCTTAGCAGTTTTAGAAACGGTGGAAAAAAGGAGGATACAGTGGCAGATGAATCAGACGTTAGTTATGAGGTAGAAGAAATCGCAAGCAGTGATGATTTTGAGACAGGCTCTGTTCATGTAAAAGCAGAATTAAAAGCATACATGACAGATGATGATGAAGAAAAAGGAATGTTTGACGGATATGGGTCTGTTTTCAACAATAAGGATTTGGGCAATGATGTGATGCTTGAAGGAGCATTTGCAAAATCATTAGCAAGAAAAGGAGCAAAGGGGGTAAAGCTACTTTATCAACACAAGGCAGATGAGCCAATTGGAGTGTTTGAAGAAATATTAGAAGATCAAAAAGGATTGAAGGTCAAAGGACGTTTGGCTATGGGTACACAAAAAGGTCGTGAAGTTTACGAACTTATGAAGATGGGTGCTATTGATGGTCTTTCTATTGGATATAGAGTTATGCCAAAAGGTGCGGCTTATGATAAAAGACGCAAAAGGCGAATGTTAAAAGAAGTCGATTTAATGGAAATTTCTGCGGTCACGTTCCCCATGAACACTAGAGCAAGAGTGCAAGCGGTAAAGAGTGATCAAAGAACGATTCGTGAGTGGGAAGGTTTCCTTCGAGATGAAGGCGGTCTTTCAAGGAGTGAATCAAAAATAGCCGCAAGTGCGGTGTCGAAAGCACTATCTCAGCGAGAGGTTGATACAGAGCAAGTAGATTTGGTGAAAAACCTTAACAATCTAATCTCAACAATAAAGGAGTAGAGTATGTCTGATGACATTAATCTAGTTCAAGAGGCAGTGGAAGGTCTTGGAAAGGCATTTGAAGAGTTCAAAGCAACCAATGACAAAAAACTTGCTGATCTTGAAAAGAAGGGTGGTACAGACCCTTTAGTTGAGGATAAGCTAAAAAATATTGAAGCTGACCTCGACAAGTATGAAGATATCAACCAAAAGTTGACCAAAGCAGAGATGGAATCTCGCTCTCATGGTGAAAAGTTGGCTGAAATCGAAACAATGCTCAAAAGACCTGAAGCAGGGCTTACAACAGAAAAAGTTGATCTTTCAACAAAAGCTTTTGATAAGTGGTTGCGTAAAGGTAAGGAGAATTTAGAACCAGAGGAACTTAAAGCCATCACAGTAAGTGATGATAGTTCAGCAGGATATCTTGCTCCACCTGAGTATGTGCGAGAGTTAATCAAAACCTTGACAGAAATTTCCCCAGTGAGAAGTATCGCAAGGGTTAGGTCAACTACGCAAAAAGCTGTTCAAATACCTAGCAGAACTGCAACATTTTCTGCACAGTGGGTCGCAGAGCAAGGCACAAGATCAGAAACAACTGGATATACAACAAAGTTGGAAGAAATCCCAACTCATGAGGTGTATGCACTTGTGGATATATCTGAGCAAGAGCTTGAAGATGCCGCTTTCAATCTTGAGGCAGAAATGCAACAGGAATTTGCTGATCAATTTGCAAAAGCTGAAGGTAATGCAACAACAGTTGGTGATGCTATTGGTAAGCCAGAGGGTTTTATGACTAACTCAAGCGTTGGTACAACAAACACTGGTCACGCAAGCACATTGCAAGCAGATGGTCTTCTTGATTTGGTTCACGCCATAAAAAGCCCATATGCACAAAATGCAACGATGGTTTTTAACAGAACTACGCTTGCCGCCATTCGTCAACTAAAGGACACCGCAGGACAATATGTATTCCAAGCAGGAATGATGTTGACCGCAGGAGTTCCAAACAGCATCTTGGGTTTTCCATATGTGGAAATGCCTGACATGGCTGACGTTGGTGCAGGCAACAAGCCAATAGCTTTTGGAGATTTTTCCAGAGGTTACATGGTTGTTGATCGTGTGGCATTGTCAGTATTGCGTGACCCATTCACTCAAGCAACAAGTGGTAACGTAAGATACGTTGCAAGACGCAGAGTTGGTGGACAAGTGATACTTGCTGAAGCCCTTAGAACTCAAACAGTATCAGCTTAAAAGGAGAGCAACATGAAAGATTTATGTAATAATATCGCAATTGCACTCTCTTACAAGGGTACGACAACAACAGCCGCCGCAAACGGAACTGGAGTTGATTTACAGGGTTATGAGAGTGCTGTTCTTGGTATAATCACAGGTGCAGAGGGTGATACATTATCAAGCTCTGTATTTTTTGAAATAAGCCTTGAACATTCTGATGACAACTCAACTTATACTGATGTGGCACAAGCAGACATTACCAATGGTACTATTTCATCTGGTGGTATCTGGCTGAAAATGGACGGTACAGCAGGAGGAGATCCTGACAGTGCAGGCTTAGTTGGTATGGTTGGCTACATTGGTGGTAAGAGATATATCAGAGGAGTAATTGCAAAAACTGGAACTCACTCAAATGGAACAATTCTATCCATGTTTGTGATCAAAGGAAATGCACATCATTCTTCATCAAATGATATTACTGCACACGCATCATAATTAGAAACGTCACCTCCCCTTTATTTCCTCCCTTGTTGTTTAAGTCAAAAGGGGGGGGTGGCACTTACAAGGAGAAAAGCATGGTCGTAAAAGTTTTGCAATCTGTTAAGGTTGCAACTAATAAGGAAGGGATTGGCTCTGGCAAGAGGTATGCTGTTGGAGAAGAATTACCAACTGATGAAGATTGGCAAAAGCAAATAGCCCAAAACCTTATTGATGCAGGGATAGCAGAGGAAACAAAAATTGTTAAACCTCAAGAAACAAAAGCTCCTGCAAAAAAGAAAAAAAGAGCCAAGAATGATGATGGTACATTTAAGGCAGATGACAAATCCACTCCTAATGTCAATGAGGCTTGGGAGACAAAGTAAGGATTAAGGTATGGCTAGAGGTCTTACAACCGCCTTAAATAATCAATTTATTGCGGCAGATCTAAAGCCATTTCTAGCCGTTAATTTAGATTTTGATGGTGACCCAATAAATGCTTGGGTGGGAAATGGAACTATCACTTTTGGTGGTAATGACTACTTTGGTATAGGAAATCTTCTCACTGTTTCACCAATCCAAGAAACGCAAGAAATCAAAGCAACTAATTGTACTGTATCACTTTCAGGCATACCATCAGATTTGATTAGTGCCGCATTAAACACAAATTATCAAGGCAGGACAGGAAATGTGTTTCTTGGTGCTTTAGATTCAAGCAGAGCAGTGGTTGCAGACCCTTATATCATTTTTGGCGGCCAAATGGATGTTCTCACAATCATTGAAAATCCAGATTCACACACTATCAACGTGGAATTGGAAAGTAGATTGATTGCTTTAAAAAGAGCAAAAACAAGAAAATTTACAAGACAAGATCAACAAATTGATTTTCCAGATGACAAAGGTTTTAACAATCTTGCCAAGCTCAGAGATAAAAAGATAAATTGGGGTGGGGGTAGTCAATAATGGGTCTTAGTTTAAGAAGATTTGGCAATTGGCTTAAAAAGACAGCAAAAGCCGTTTTTACTCCAGAGAACATCATTGCGGCTATTGCTATGGCGGCTTTTAGTCCTTTCAACGCTTTTATGGCAGGAGCAAATTTTCTCACAAGAGTTGCAGTATACGCAGTCACCAATGCCGCATTGCAAACATTGTCCACCCCAAACACTCCCAGTATGGGGGATTTTTCAAATGAAGCAGATGGCAGACTGGTAAATTTTAAAGATACAACAGCTCCAAGAAATGTTATTTATGGCAAAGTAAGAGTTGGCGGTTTGATTGCACACGCTGAAACAACAGAAAATGATAAGTTTTTACACCTTGTAATTGTCCTTGCATCACATGAAGTAAATGCAATAAGTAAAGTTTTCTTTGACGGAAAAGAACTTACAATCTCAAGCAACAATGTTACCGCTCCATCTCGATTCAACGGTAAAGCAAAAGTTTATACAAAGCTAGGAACTGATGATCAATCAGCACAATCTCAATTAGTTTCTGTTTCATCTTCATGGACAAACGCACATAAACTAAGTGGTATAGCTTATATTTATGTGAGGTTAGAATTTGATCAAGATACTTTTTCAAATGGTATTCCAGAAATAACGGCAGAGATAGAAGGCAAGAAAGTATTTGATCCAAGAGATAGCTCAACATCTTTCAAATCAAATGCGGCACTTGTCATAAGGGATTTCTTGACAGATACCAAGTTTGGTTTAGGTGCATCATCATCAGAAATAAATGATACTGCTATTACAACAGCCGCAAACATTTGTGATGAGAACGTCACTCTTGCCAATGGATCTACAGAAAAAACATATGAGGCTCATGGTGTGATTTTTTCAAATACATCAGTGAATGATACGTTGAACAAACTCCTAACTAGTTGTGGTGGAACAGTCACATACACCAATGGAAAATTTGATTTAAAAGTGGCAAAGTATGTTTCACCTTCTGTTACAATCACACAAGATGAATTAATTGGTGAAGTAAGCGTATCTACAAAAAGGTCAAGAGCAGATAGATTTAATGCAGTCAAAGGGGTGTTCGCTCCAGAAAGCACAAATTACATAGCAACAGAATATCCTGCAATTACATCAAGTACGTTTGAGACTGAAGATGGTAGTCGTATTTATGCGAGTTATGATTTGCCTTTTACGACTTCTTCACCAATGGCTCAAAGATTGGCAAAAATTGTTTTGTTTAGATCAAGACAAGAAGTGGGTTTAGAAATAACCACAAACATGAAGGGGTTTCAATTGGCTGTTGGGGATACCTTTCAATTTACTTCCGCAAAATATGGGTTTACCAATAAAATATTTGAGGTTATCTCTTGGAACTTGACAGCAAATAGTGATGGTTTAGGGGTTAATCTTGGTTGTATGGAGTTGGCATCAAGTGTTTATGATTGGAACGCAGAGGAGTCAGATTTTACAAATGATGATACAAACTTACCAGACCCCTTTACGTTGCCCACAGTGGGTCTTGAGTTATCTGATGAAATACAAATAAATAATGAACAAATTATTTCTGTTTTGATTGCGAAGCCAACATCAACATCAATTTATGCCAATCAATTTGAAGTACAAGTAAGGGAGGCAGACGCTTCCCCAGAAAATGATTTTATTAGTTTGGGTGTTTCAAACAGTGATAGATTTGAATTTAGAAATGCAAAAGATGGACAAAAGTATGATGTAAGAGCGAGAATGATTTCCTATATTGGAGTGCGGAGTGCTTTTACAACTGGTGAGCATACAATAGTTGGTCAGACTGCTCCACCTTCTGATGTAACAAATTTTGCTGTTAACTTAGTAAGGACGGAAGCTCATTTGAGTTGGACACCAGTTACAGATTTAGATTTATCACATTATATTATTAGGCATAATTCAAGAACTAGCGGTGGTGAAAATACTTACTCAAATGCACAAACAGTAATTGCAAAAGTTTCTCGCCCTGCAAACACAGCAATAGTTCCTGCACAAACAGGAACATATTTTATAAAAGCGGTTGATAAAACAGGAAACGCATCTGAAGCCGCAAGCAGTTCTATTGTGAATGTTGATGAGATCAAAGGTTACAATGCAGTTACATCAACAACACAAAGCCCAAATTTTAATGGTACAAAAACAAACTGCTCAGTAAATAGTGAAGGTAGTTTGGTTCTTAACACAAGCACTTTATTTGATAGTGCAACAGGAAACTTTGATGATGCAGAAGGTTTGTTTGATGGCGGTGCAGGAACAATTGTAACTAGTGGCACATATGAATTTGATTCTGTAATTGATCTTACAGCAAAATACACAAGCAGAGTAGTCCCAACTCTCACAATGACAAGAGTTGATTACGTTAATTTGTTTGACTCTGCATCTGGTAATTTTGATGACAGAACAGGTACATTTGATGGAGATGTGCAGGCATTTGATGATACAGATGTAGAAATACAAATAGCGACAACAAATGATGACCCAAGCAGTGGTAGCCCAACATTTACAGCATTTAGAAAATTGATTGCAGGAGATTACACAGCAAGAGGTTTGAAGTTCAAAGCAATACTTACAACAACAGATACACAGGCATCACCAGTTATCTCTGCTCTTTCTATTGCTATTGATATGGAAGATAGGGTTATATCACAAGGCAATGTATCAAGTGGTGCAGGGTCAAAAGCTATTACATTTAGTCCTGCATTTAAGGAGTTGGGCGGCATTGGTATATCAGCACAAAACTTGTCCACAGGTGACTTCTATGTTATAACAAGCAAATCAGTAAGTGGATTTACTATTACGTTTAAAAATTCTAGTGGCACAGATGTGGATAGAACTTTTGATTTTGTAGCACAAGGACACGGTGAAGTAGCGGCATAAGGAGAAATAATGACACAGAATAACGCAACAATCACAATAGCAAACCAATCGTTTCCATCATTTAGAACGGAACTCAATCAAACGCTTCAAGATATTTATACAAATTTTTCAGGTTCATCAGACCCAGATGCAACAAACGTAGCGTTTGCAGGATCACTTTATTATGATACAGGTGACAATATTCTCAAGCTGAGAAATGAAGATGCAGATGCATACATTAGTTTGTTTACCACAGATCAAAGTGCAGACACCGCAGTTCCAACAAACCTAAACGTGGTAGTAGACACAAGCCCACAATTAGGCGGCACACTAGATACTAATGGACAACTTATTCAGTTTGGTGATAGTGGAAGTGCAACAGATGACAGATTACAGTTTGGTGCATCACAAGATTTGTTAATTTATCATGATGGCTCAGACAGTTATATTACAGATAGCGGCACAGGTAATTTAAAAATTGGTGGCTCTCAAATTGATATTGAAGGCACAAGTGAAACAATGGCAAAGTTTATTGATGATGGTGCGGTAGAGTTATACCACAACAACGTCAAAAAAATAGAAACAACCGCCAATGGTGTGACAGTTACAGGCACAGCGATTGCTACAACAGATACAGACACAAGCAACTCAGGAACAGTAGATTTGGATTTTGCAACCAAACAAAACTTTGTTCTTACCCTTACAGGGAATATTACCTCTCTCACAGCATCAAATGAGCAAGTTGGTCAATCAGGGTTTATTGTATTTATTCAAGATGGCACAGGAGGAAGGACAGTTACCTTGCATGGTGATTATGAAACCGCAGGGGGGTCAGGATTAAGTTTGTCAACTGCGGCATCAGCAACTGATATTGTTCCTTACGTTGTAGCGGCATCAAGTCGAATATTACTAGGAACACCACAGAAAGCATTTAGTTAATGTCAGGAATGTTTGGTGCATCAAATTTTTTCTTTGGGGATACTGGGTTTTATCCTTATGAGATAAATTCATCATGCCGTTTTAATTCAGACCAATCATCATGTATGGAAAAAACATTTTCAGGTGCAGGTAATAGAAAAGTATTTACATTTTCAACGTGGACAAAGTTAAACTCAGGAGCAAACAGTGTTTCTTTTTTTACGGCAGGAGCAGATGCAGAAAATAAAACTGAGATTGGGTTGCAGAGTAAAGCATTAAGATTTGAAAATGAAGTTTCTAATGACAGAGATTTAAAGGACACAACCGCATTATTAAGAGATGTTAGTCAATTTTATCATTTAGTGTTTGCTATAGATTTAACGCAATCCACAAATAATGACAAAGTTAAGATGTATATAAATGGCACATTGCAAACAGACTTTTCCACAGATAATACATTTGCTAATGTTGACAGTAACATTAATGCGGCCTCAACACATTACATTGGTAAAAGAGGTTTTTCAAACACAAGATATTTAGATGCATATATGGCAGAAACACATTTTATTGATGGCACACAACTAACAGCAGATTCATTTGGTGAAACGAAACAAGGTGTTTGGATTCCAAAATCATATACTGGTTCTTATGGAACAAATGGATTTTATTTAAAGTTTAATCAAACTGGAAGTGGCACTCCGTCTGCGTCAACAAGAGGTGCAGATAGCAGTGGAAATGGGCATCACTTTACTACAAGTGCTGTCAATGCGGCAGACACAAATCTTCCTGATACACCAACAAATAATTTTTGTACCATGAATCCAATAGCACCTAGCAATACTGGAACAGCAGACTTTTCAATAGGTGATACAAAAATTACTCTTGCAGACAATGAAGAAGCGTTTGGAACTTTTGGAGTTTCATCAGGTAAATGGTACTATGAAGTATTACACATTTCTTCCGCATCATCTAATAACAAAATTGCGATAGGCATAGCAGACGCAGACAATCCAAGCAACAACGAACAAGTTAATTTTGGACATCAAGCAACCACTTGGGGGGTGGGTGATATTATTAGTGTTGCGGTTGATGTTGACGCGGAAACAATAACTTTTCGTAAAAATAATACAGCTATTGAAACAGATACAGATTGGTCAAGTAAAGGATTTACAACCATTGTACCCTTTTTGACTTCAGCAAATTCAGCAGGGAATGAAGTAGCCATGTTTAATTTTGGATCAGATAGTTCATTTAACACTAATAAAACACCACAAAACAATTCAGATGAGAATGGACATGGTGACTTTTTCTACACACCTCCATCTGGATTTTTAGCTATGTGTGCCGCGAACTTAGCAGAACCATCTATCAGCCCATTAAATGGAGAAAAGCCAGCAGATTATTTTGACACGATTGTATTTACAGGTAATGGGTCATCACAAAACGTGTCAGGACTTTCATTTCAACCAGACTGGGTTTGGTTAAAATCCAGAAGTAGTGCAAATAAACACAAACTCTATGATGCTGTAAGAGGTGTAGAAAAAACAATATCTTCAAGTGGAACTAGTGCAGAAAGCACAGAATCAACAACTCTAACGGAGTTTAGATCAGATGGCTTTGCAGTGGGATCAAATGATGCCGTAAATAAAAACTCAGATAGTATAGTGTCTTGGTCTTGGTTAGCAGGAAATTCTACAGCAAGCAATTCAGACGGTTCGACATCATCAACCGTATCTGTCAATCAAGAAGCAGGGTTTAGCATTGTCAGTTATACTGGTACAGGTTCTAATGCAACTGTAGGTCATGGATTAGGTGTTTCTCCAAAATGGGTTATAGTTAAGAAAAGAAATGGTACAGGTGATTGGGTTGTTTGGCATCAGGGTCTAGGGGACGGAACAAAGTACATGATTTGGGATACAGATCAAGCAGTATTAACAGCTTCTAATATTTGGAATAGCACTGCACCAACCTCGTCAGTATTTACTGTTGGAACACATACGACTACTAATAATTCTTCTGATACATATATAGCATATTGTTTTGCAGAAATTGAGGGATACTCAAGGTTTCGATCATATACTGGCAATGGAAGCACAGACGGCCCATTCGCTTTCACAGGATTTAGACCTGCTTGGGTTATTTTTAAAAGAAGTGATAGTACAGGTTCTTGGTTTATTGCAGACATTAAAAGAGATGTAATCAATCCAGTTGGAAAGTATTTGTTTGCAGATCTTAATAATACTGAAAATACAGCAGGTGATCGAGCAGATTTTCTCAGTAATGGTTTTAAGACATTATTGTCTAATACGAACCAAAATGCAAACGGTGGAACATACATTTACATGGCATTTGCGGAACAGCCTTTTAAATATGCCAATGCAAGATAGGAGAAGAAAATGGTTTGGAAATATGGTACAAAAACATTATCAGTAGGAAAAAGTTGGAAAACAGATGATGGTTTAACACAACCTCCTAACTGGATGATCTGGGATGCAGATACAAAGGCAAAAATGGGTGTTGTCTGGTGGGAGGATGAGAAACCTTTTGATAGTACGTTTTACTGGGGTTGGTCATCAGATGGCAAAAATTTGATTGAAAAAAACCTTGCTGATGAAAATGCAAAAGATGAA